GCCTTGCGCGCCAGCGCCGAGGCGAGCCCCTTGCCAGCGGCCGGGAGAGCGCGAGCGGCGAGGCCCTCTGCCGCCAGTCCAGCCCTGGCGATCAAGCTCGGGGCGCTGGCCCGAGCGGCACCCCTTGCTATGGCCGTGGCGCCACCCTTCACCCCGCCGGCCACTCCGCCTGACAGAATGGTGGGCACGATAATGCCGGCCGCTGTCCCGACTCCGGCAGCCACGGGGTTGAGCTCTTCGCGAGCTGCGATGTCCTGGTAGGGGACCCCAAGATCGCGCTCGATCCACGTCGATCCGCCGAACGTCAGGGCTCGGCCCGCGGCTTCTGCTCCGGCCGCGAGCGTGCCGCCGACACCGGTCAAACTGGCTCGGTGCTCCGCTGCCGCCCGTTCAGCCTCGACCTCGGCGGGCGAGAGCGGTTGGAGGCCGGCACCCTCAGCCGTTTCGCCTGGATTGAGCTCCAGGACCTGTCCGGTCTTCGGATCGCGACCCCAGGCCATCTATCCCGCTCCGTAGGCCATGGCGTCCGCCTTGGCCTTTTCAAGAACTTTCTGGCGCATCACTTGCAGTTTAATGCGGGTCTCTTCTTCACCGTCCTCTATGCCAGGCAAAGCCTCTTCGATCTGTTTTCGACCCTCTGGCGTCATGCGGCTATACCCGAACGCCTCCTTGAAGGTACCGACCGTCTGGGCTAGTTCTGTTTTCCATTGCCCGCGATTGGTGGAAAACGGAACCCACTTTCCACCCCTTGAGTGCGCTGCCTCAAGTGCATCAATTTGGGCGAGTGTGGCCTGAGTGGTTGCAGACGACTTCCTGAGTTCGCCCTCCGCTTCTTTGTTGGCCGGCCGCACCTGGACCGGTACGACGCGATTGACCGTATTGCCCAGCACGTCCTTGCGGGTTTCCTGCACGTAGGTCGTGACTCCGCCTCCTGTTGCACCCTGGGGCAACCAGCCGTTGAGCTGGCCCTTTACGAGCCATTCCCGATCCTGCATTGCAGCCGGATCCTTGATCCCCTGCTCCTTCCACGCTTGGTAATCCTTCAGCTGGCGGTTCTGTTCGCCGGCCCGCTGAAGCTCGATGTTGGTCGCAGCCATCTGGGCACGCTTGAGCCCCGCGTTTTGAAGGAGCTCGTTTTTCTGGATCTCGAGCTGGCCCATGAGCAATCGGCCGTTCGCTTTCTCCTCCTTGGTCTTGGATTGCGCTGTGGCCATCTGGACCTGTGCCTCGACGCTCGCGAGCGCGCGGGCCCGCATGTGGTTCTCCAATGCAACATTGGCCTGGAGATCGCCCTGGTCCTGGCCGTAGAGCTGCATGTTTTTCTGTAGGTTGGTTTTCTGGGCGTCAATGTCGCGATCGATCGCCTGATTGATTGTCTTGAGCGCGAGGTTTTCACCGCCCGCTAGTCCCTGGCCAATGCCGGAGAGAGCGATCGCAATGGCTGAGGACACGCGGCCAAAGGTGCCCTTCTCCTGCCAGTAGTGATCCGGCTTGACATCTCCGGCCACGATGGCGTCGCGGGTCGAGCTCATGCGCTTCTGGATCGCGGCCCGCTCCTGATCTGCCGCGTCGGCTATGGCCTTTTGGTCGGCGATCCCTCGCTCGTAGATCGCCTTCTGCTGCGCCGCCTGCTCCGAGCGCGCGGCTGCCTGCTGCTCGATCGCGGCCTGCTGCTCGGAAATGCCCTGGTTGATCGTCGATGGACCGATACCGAACTGAGGCACGCGAGGCGTCGATGGAGCCACGGAGGGAGCGACGGACGGTGCGGCCGGCGTAGGCGGCTGAAGATTCACGCCGTTGTCTGGGATGCTCGACGTGTCCGGAGCCCCGGGCACCATTGCGACCAATTGCCCTGGGTTGACCGTAGCCGCGTCCGACAGGGGCGCCGAGTTCGGATCAGCGGGCGCTACTCGTCCGGTGAGCAGCTCGAGTTCCCGCCGCCGCCTATCCATGTCCGCTCTCATGAGTTCGTCGTTAGTCGGCGGGACGACGGGCGCAGGCATGGGCGGCTCGACCAGAGGCGCAGGAGATCCAAGTCCCCTTAGTACCGGCCCGCCTTCGGCCATGCGGGAGATGTCGTCAAGCTGATCGGTTAGGCGCCTGTTCGCGCGTACCAAATTCGCGCCAGAAACCGCCTCGGGAAGAGCAGCATTGAGCGATCGCGCCACGTCCTGCCCGGCCTCGGTTCTCTCGTCTCCTGAACCCTGAACCCACTTGATGAACCGGCGATAGAGGCTGTCTCCCTCCGGCACTTCACCGCCCTCAGACATCCGGCGCATGCGCTTCACTCGTCCGCCGCAAGCCATCAGCTCGCTGTCGATCTTCGCGATCTCGTCTCCGCGCGCTCGATTGCGTGAGAGGAGCCCGCCGTACGAATCGTCGGACGGAAGGGCATCGACGCTCTTGATCCCCGCGACGAACGCCGCCGCGAGCTCGGGCGCGTTGTCCTTCTCCATGATTGACCGCGGGATGACGCCCTCACCGGCGCTCAGCATGGCTGGAACCGTGTCATTCCTGACGGTGTCGGTATTCTCCCCGGTCAGGGTCCTATCGAGCCCGGACTCTCCGGCCCGTCCGCCTTCGGCGAATGCGTTGGCCAGGATCGCGCCACCCGCGTTGAGTATGCTCCCGGTCAATTGATCCTTGCGGGTCCGGTCGTATTGCTCGGTCCCGATGTCCTGCGCGCGGAGCTGGACGGCCCGGTTAGCGGCTCCTTCGCCGGCCGCAAGCCTGGCCGCCTGGTTCGCCTTGGCAACATCGAGATTGAATCCCTGTGTCTGGGCCTGGTTCTGAAGGGTGAGCTGGTTCTGATTTGTGCTGAGCCCACCCAGGGTACCCGCCGCGCCCGTGGCAGCCGCGATGTCGCCGGTCCGTCCGGCCCGCTGGTTGGACAAAGCCGAGACGAGCGCATTCGACGCGGCGATCTGCTCATTCGATCGCAGGCCCGCGGCCTGGCCCGCAGCCTGCTGATTTCCGGCCGCCGTCTGATTGAGCACGAGCCGCGCGGCCTGGGCGGGAGTGAGTCCGCGGGCCGACGCCATGGCTCCCGCGGCCTGAGCGGCGTTTTGCTGCGTGGTCTGTTGGAGCTGTCGAGCGGCCTGACTATTGGTGTTGTCTCCGGCCGCGAGGGCGGAGAGCAGCGCGTTGTTGGCGGTCTGCTGGACATCGATCCCCGTGCCTACTCCGCCAGTGCCAATGTTCGCCATCTGGCCCCTGATCGCCTCAGTCAGACCGGGGACCTGTGATAGTTGCGCAAGCTTGGCCTGGAGGGTGATGGACTGTGGATTGACGGCCAGCAAACGGGCGAGCTCATCATCGGGGTTTGTGGCGACCTGCGCTGTGTTTGTCATACCTGCGTTCCCCTGGATGACCGGCCCCTGCATTGAAGACACGCCGGCCATCTGATAAGGATTGCCGATGGCCGTTCCGCCTGGGACGGGATGCGCCAATGCTCCCTTGATGGTGTCTAGTGGGCTCACCAGCGCCTTGATGCCGCTCCAAAGATCGCCGCTCCGGTTCTGATCCGTGACGTTGACAAGTCGGCCGTCTCGGAACTCCTGATGGGTCGATCCTGTTGACATTCCACTGCCGCCGGCACCGTTTCCGGCGCCCGCTCCGGCATAAGACCCGTAGGAGTAGCCCCCCGCGCTCGATCCTGGGCTCGCCGTTCCACCCTCGGCCATGCGGCGGCCCCGCGGCCTGGTCCGGCGAGCAAGATTGGCAGCTAGAGTGGTCATGGTCTATCCAGGATTACGTGAGAGTCGCCAACGGCTGCTTGTTGAGCCCGCGCTTTGCCCCGATCTCGAAGGCGATCGCCGACCAGGTTCCCGCGGCGGAGGGCGTTACTTGGCTCTCTTCGACGATGATCTGCACCGCCTGGCACTTCTGCCTTGTGGCGTGCAAGCGAAACTGGTATAAGGGGTACTCCCCTCCGAACACCGAATCGCCCCCAAAGAAGCTCGACGACCCGAAGAACGTTGGCGTGATAACCGTTGTCGGGTCGAGGCTGACTTCCTGCGACGGCGTCGGGTCGTAGTCGTAGACCAGGCTCACCTTCAGCGTATGCTGTGACTGGTAGTCACCCAGGAACATCAGGCGGTAAAGCCGCTGATAGCCCTGCAAGCCAGCGAACGCCAGCCACGAGGTGACGATCCTGCGTCGGATAGGTGAGCCGCAATCGGAGTACTCGTCCGGTGTCTCGGTCCGGACCTCGCCAATCGGGTGAACGTACGTGTAGACGCCCTGCCACAGGATCGCGTCGGCCGCGTCGATCTGGGTGTCTGTACCCCATTGCCCGTTTTCGGTATTGAGCACGAGCACGCGGAAGCCCGTCGTCGTGAACCGCACCTCGTGCACGTCCTCGAGCATGACGGCGGACGTGATCTCGTCTCCGTCATAGTCCTCGACAGCCGCGCCAATGCGCGAGAGACTTAGGCCAAGATCGAGCTTGTAGAGTCCCTTCTCGCTTTTGAAGATCAATCCATCCTGGACCCGAACAATCGATTTAGGCTCGGAGCACCCCACGTCGGTGCTGATGAGCCTGGTCGGGCTGAGCGAACTATTGGCGCCTGTGTCGTCCGCCTCGGTCCCAGCCATCACGAAAACCGCGCTTTCCTTGAAAATGACGAGCTTGTCCTCCAGTGAAGCGAAGCCGGTCACCTCGCCGCCTCGCGCATCCACCGGGATCGTGAGGTAGTCGGACCACTCGACGGGCCAGCCAGGAACGAGCACCTTCGAGTACCAGATCGTGAGCGGGTCCTCCGCGTGCACCGCGTAGAGCCGGCCCTGATGGATTCCAAGGAAGGTAGTCGGCGGTGGGGCCGCGTTCTCCAGCACTCCGCCCGTCGTGTAGAGCTGGGCGCCAGCCACGAGCGCGGCGTCGGTCACCGCGTCGGTGAAGGTCACGGTGTCGGCCGTCTTGACCGACAGCGTCGGACTCGCAATCGAGCTCACGCGGTAGAAGACCTGAGAGCTCACGTCGATGTTGGCGAGCGTCCGGTAGAGCACGATCGAGACGTTGGTCTTGTCGGTGATTCGCAGGGTCGGCACGGTGATGGTTGCCGCGTGCCCAGAGTCGATCGGGAGTGCTTGGAGCTGCGTCGCAGGCACCGACGTGCATGACCGGTGGAGTTGGCCCTGAGCGTCCGTCCATTCGTAGACCGCGATGTACTGGTAGGAGTAGCCGGGCGTCGACCCTGAGCACGTGAGGCCGTCCGGGTAGCTATGGAATCCATCCTCTACCCACCGATCGCCGTCGTAGGCTTGGGGGCAGGCGCCGGCCATGAACAGCGTACGGGCCATCTCCGAGCGGCCGAAGGTGCGCTGCACGTCGCCGAAGTCCAGTGAGCAGAGATTGACTCCGAGCGTCGAGAAGAAGGGGGTCGCCCCGGTCACGTCCGTCGTGAGGAGCGTCTTCGCTCGGCACGCGAAGCTGACCACGTCGCCGGCAACGACTGACTCGGGCAGGAGCGAGCTCGTCACGTGACCGCCCGCGTTGCCCGAGAGAATGCGCGCCACAACCTTCGTGGTCTCGTCCATCACGAAATAGGTGTCCTGCCAGGCGTCGCCGTCGTTCGAATCGTAGACCACGGGGACGTAGACCTGTGACCCGTGAACGAACGCCTTCCCCGCGAGGCCGATCGAGCGGTTCCAGTTCGCGGGCGTCCCGGGCGTCGCTCCCGTCACCGTGACCTTTCGCGCGAGGTAATTGCTCTTCGCAGCGGCACTGATGGTGTAGTAGACCTGGGTGATGTTCGTGCTCGCCGAGGCCGCCGTGATGCTCACCACGTTCGCGATCGTTTCGATTGCTGTGGGCGCTACGACCTCGGCCAGGTCTGCCGTGCGAACCGCGAACTGGGTACCTGTCCCCGAGTAGGAGGCGACGAACACGTCGCCATCGGCCAGCATTGATGCCGAGAGAAGCGTAGCGGCTCCCGTCATCGTCTCCTCAGCCGAGGCGGAGAGCCACCGATTGATCGACAGGATCGCGACCAGGGTACCGGTCTTGTTGTAGACGACATAGAGCTTGTTGCCGTCCGTGCATACGTCGTAGTGGCACTGGGCCGACGCCATGCTGTTCGTCACGAGAACCGCGGCGTCAGGCGTCCCGGGCAGCGCGACGTTGAAATTGACCCGGTATAGACTCGTGGTGGAGGTCACCACGTAGAACAGCACGAGGTGGTTGCCGATCGCAGCGGCCTTCGGTCGCGTGCCGGTCGCGGCCTGAAGCGTCGGCGGGTAGACGAACAGCCCAGTCACCGCGTCGCGGACCGCGGCCCAGACGCCCGACTCTTCCCAAACGAAGAGCTGGAGCCCCTGCGCCTCGGCGAAGTCGGGGCTGGTCTGCGTGCCCGTCGTCCGGACGATCGGGGTTTGGGAGGCGGCCACGGACGGCACCGCCCCCTTGTCGTACCAGGCGTCATTGCGCGAGTCGTAGGAGTAGCCCTTCTCGCCGTCGAAGGCGAAGAGCTCGTCTCGGTACTGCGCGAGCGCCCGGCCGGTCCCGAGCGCGGGCCCGAGACGCCCGTACCCATACCGCTTCCGGACCCGGCCCTCTTTGTCCCAGCGGCAGTTTTCGATCTCCAGGAACCGGCCGGCCACGACCTGCTTGGGGTCCAGGTGCTGCGCTAGGCCCTGGGCGAAGTTGAAGTTGCCGATTTGCTTAGAGAGCGCCATGGGTTACGGGCCTACCTTTTCGACGCGCACGATTTGTGCGATACTGCGGCCATGAAAACGATGATCCCGATATCGCTCCTGCTGGCACTGGCGGTGATTGGTTGCGGCGGCGACGAGCCATTCACCTGCGCGCTTGGCAACCTGACCGGCACTTGGCGAGTCCACTACGTCGAGACTGACGGTAACTGCGGCCCGGTTCCGGATGCGACCGTGATGATGGACAGCGAGTCGGGTTGTACGGTCGAGTCCCAGCAGGTGTCGGCCGACAAATGCCGGAAGGACAGCACGGTCACCTGTCCAACCACGGACGGACTGGGCACCACAACGAACGTGACGGTGCTGACGCAAGTCGCTGCCGACAGGATCGAGGGCACCACCACTGTACAATTGGACCATTGGACGCTCGGCTCGTGCCGGAGCACCTACGACGTGACCGTCACGCGGCTGTGAGAACGCGGGGGTCATCTAGAGCTCGAAGGCCATGAGTTTGGCGTTGGTGAGCGCTACATAATCAGACGAAGCCTTTCTGATTTGCACTTTGTACACGTACGTACCAGCAACTACGACATCGACGTGCGTAAAGTCGGCCGCAGCGTGAATGTAATCTTGTGCGTGGGCCGGATTGATAGATACGCCAATGTACTGTTCCGAAATGACGACGCTGTCCCGAAGTATCCGTATCCACACATCGGCCAAATACGATGGGGATGCCGACCTGGCTGTGATTGCGCCATAATTGGCGCTGTCATTCTGGATTTTCACCAGTACCGGCCGACCCGTAGTGGTGATCGTAACGCTCAAGTTGGTCACATCGACATAGCTTCCGCTGGTTGTGCTGAAACCCCCACATGAGGCAGATACTTGTTGCCCCAGTGCCGCCCGCTTCGCTTGCGTCACGGCACCATCGGCCAGATTGGTGGTGTCGATGACGATGGGGACATCCGGTCCCGCAGCAATCAGCCCCGCTGCCGACAGGGTAAGGAATTTCGTGCTCGCTGGCAACCCAGCCGGAAGAGTGAGCCCGTAGTCCGCCGCGAGAGTGGCAGGCGACTCAATCGTGATGCCCTTCGCCGAGGTCGCGATCTCCCGGATGGTCAGGGGGCCAGCATCGATCGCCGCCGGCTTCAGCGTGTCCGACTCAAACGTGAACGTCTTGCTGGCCGTCGTGTAGAACAGGCTCGCGCTCGACGTTCCGTAGTCGCCTCCGATTGCGCCGATGCTGGCCGCGTCCAGTGCTGGCCCCGACGTAAGGCGGACGATATCCCCGGCTCCGCTGTTCCAGTACAAGTCCCCGCCCGCCTCGTACAGGCATCCGAGGTCGGTTGACAACGCGAGCGCCGCCACCTGGTTGTGGAATCGGACTGTCCGCGCGTCCGTGAGATTGTGGTCATTGCACGGGATGTCATCATTGACGTTCAGTCCGGCCGATGGAACCTTCACGCCCTTGTCCGTCGTGTGGTCGTGCTCGTCCACCGCCTCAAATGCCGTCACGATCTCCGAGGCGTACGTGGGGCCCGGAGTCGCCGAGGGAACCGGGAGGTTCAGTTTCATGTTGTCTGTGAGTGCCATGGTCTACCCCACGATCAGAAAGGTCACCCTGTAGCTGCGGAGAGCGAAGAGCTCCGGCAGGTCGTCGATCACAATGTTCGAGCCCGCGACGTGCCAGCTCACGGTCGTAGAGACGTGCGCACCGCTCACCGTGTCAGTCGCGTCCGCGGCGAACACGCCCACGGGAGGCGTCGAAAGCTCGTGAGGGATCGTGATCGGAAAGATCGGATTGGGGACTGGGGAGGGATCGACAGCCTCAATTCTGGCACTCATTTCGAACCATGTCGATCCGCCCCCCTGCGGCAGGACATATCCCTCGTAGGGATTCTCCATTTTGATCTGCATGAAGCCGAAAGCGCCAGCGCTTGCTACCGCGATGTGTCTACTATAAGTGGATCGATAGGCGGCTGGAAGAATGAAGACGGGGAGCGATCCGGAAATCGTCCCGTCTTTGACCAGCCCTCTCACCTCGATTCTGCCATTCCTCTTACGATATCCAGCAGGAGAAAATGGAGAACCGTAGTTCACCCACGAATTGAGCAGCGTCGGCGCGATCCAATCATCGGCCAGCGTCAAGCTGATCGTCTTCAGCTTCGTATCGCGAACCTGATCGACCCTCCCGAGTGCGGGATTGACCACCGCAATGAGCTGGTCTTGCACACGGTCAAGGAAGGGTTCACCCGATGTCAGCTTGACGAGCCGGCCCATGGCAGCAGATCCTCCTCCGTCACATAGACGTCGGTCACGTGCTCGGGCTCGCCATCGTCTCTATCGCGGCACTCGTCCTTGACCTCTTGCAGCTTGATCGCGCGCTCCTGTTTGAGCGATGTGGTGTCCGTCTCCTCTTTGTCTAGGCACTTGATCGCCGAGTCGAGGATCGCGTACTCCAACCAGGAGTGAGAGACCATGTCGACCGTGTCTGTCACGAGCGCCAGCAGCGTCAGGCGAGGCACGTACCAGACCCGGACCGACCTCCCGGCCTCTGGCGTCGGAATGAGCCACAGATTAGCGCCAGAGAACCGGTAGAACGAGGGCTTTACCATCAGTTGCGTCTGCCGGTTGCGCTCGCGGAAGCCGAACCGAGGAAGCTCTTTCCATTGGCCGTCCCGGTAGATGTCGACTCCAAGACCCTTGTAGAACGTGGCTGAGAGCGGATAGGTCTCTGCCGCCGTGGTCGTGATGGCCTGCGGGGTTGCCGAGACGAAGTAGTCCTCATGCGAATTGACCATCTTCTGATAGAGCGATTGCAGTGATTGGTTCAGATAGGACGTGATCTCCACGTCCGTGCAGAACTGCGAGTCGACCATGTCCGCGCGGTACCGGACCTGGGCAATCATCTCTGCGAGCGTCATCGATCCAGAGGCCATATACTCACCGTGGAGGCCCTCTGCGGACAGAGAGCCTCGAGCTGACTACGTGTCCTCTCCGTCGGATACTCCGGAGTCCATCGGTCCCGCCATCATCGCCGCCTCGAACGCCTGGGCCATACCCTCGGTATCCTTCGCGTCGATCGCGTCGATGAGGTCCTGCATGCAGCTCTCGAGGTCGGATGGTCCCTCGTTCTTCGGCTTCGCCGAGATCACGATCGCGGCAAGCTCTTTCGGTGTCTTCATCATTTCACCCTACGGAATGTTGGCATCCGCCAACTTCAGCTCGACGTAGACCTTCTCACCGCTCGCAGGTGCCTCAGCCGTGAGAGCGTCGCCCAGGCACTGAACCATGAGCCCGGGATTCGTGAGGAACGCGGTCGGGCTGAGCACGAAACGGGTAGCCGTCGCGCTCCAGTACATCCGAGGCTGCTTGCTCTTGACGACGAACCGACCGATCGCCTGAATTTGAAACGCCGTGATCCCAGCGGCAATGAGCGTCGCATTGGCGTTGATCTTCGCCACCAAGTTGGTCACCGCGGCTGCGTCGGAGGCACCGAGGTCGAACTGGTTGCCCGTGGCGCCGCTGACTACGGCAGTGAAGGTCACGCCGTGGATGATGATGGCGTTTGTGGCCGCAAGAGTGTCGACGATCACGTAACCATAGCCGCACTTGTCGACCGCTGTGTCGAGCACCTGGACCAGTGGGCCGGTTGGAGGTCCCGTCACGAGCTCGAACATCGCCTGAAGGGACATCAGCCGTTGGAACATGTCGTTCAGGTGGATCACGTAGCAGCCCGCGGTGTCCACCTTCGTGATGCTCTTCACGCCCTTGGAGTGCGTGGCGCTGAGCGTCACAGCGCCAGAGGCACCAAAGGTCGCCTCCGCGAAAATCGCAACCGGCTTCTTCTCGTGGGAGTAGAGCCGATCATTGAACGTTCTGTTTGACATTTCATTTCACCTTTCGTGGGCGGTGTGCTGCCAGTTTGTCCCTGCCCCCAGGGCAAACCGTGGAACCCAGAAGGGCGGGAGCCATTCTCCCGCCCCACCGGATCCCAGTTCACTACGCGGAGATCAGCGCCCGGCCGTTGCCGCCCGGGTTCGTCGACAGCATGTTGAAATAGCCGCCAACTCGGATTTCCTCGGCGTCCTCAGTCGAAACGGTGATCAGCCCGCCGTCGTTCGCGCTGTAGTCGAGCAGACCGACTGCGGGACCGAGGCTCTTCACCTTCCAGGTGCTCGGATCGATTGCGTAGGCGTCCGTTGCCCCGCACCCGCGATCCGCCAGCACGAGCGACTCAGCGCCACCACCCGAGATGCGGATTCCTGAGAATCCGATCGTGGCCTCGCCGATCTTGATGTCCGCCTTCTCGTAGTGAACCTTTCTTCCGAGCGCGCTGTCGAGCTTGTCGTACGTGTCGGGGTGAACGATCGTGTACTTCGGGTCACCGCCATTCTGCGCGACGGCGGAGACGAGGTACTTGACCGCTTCCTCGAGCGAGTAGGACGACAAGTCGACGTACACGCCTGCGAGCCGGGTGCGGTCGTACGAGCGGTTCTGCGCCATGAAGCTGTCCGATCCGCCGACCGTGGTGGGCAGCCAGCCGCGAAGGCCGGTGTGCAGCGCCACGCCGAGATCGCCAGCGCGGGCAATGTACAGCCCCGCAGTCCATCCGGTCGGAGTACCCGCAGCGCCGGTCGCCGTGGCCGAGACGGTGAACGTCTGCGCTCCCCAGGATCGGTCGACGCTGATCACATAGCCGACTGCCGACCCGGCGGTGACGGCAACCGAGGTGGCCGCATCGCAGACCACCAACGCCATCCCGACCTCGATCTGGGCCGTGCCGGTGAGGTCGACGAACGTGCTGACACCGGTAGAGAACGACGCGAGTTGGCCAATGATCGGCGTGCCCGTTGCGAACACGACGCGGCCCAAGAAATCGCCCGCGTCTTTCAGGGCGTCCTTGATCCGCATGTCGAGCAGATCAGCGAATGAGGCCATGTTGTCCTTGCTGGCCTTGATTTCCTCTCGGGTCAACTTGGCCATGGAGTAGTTCGGGTATCGCGTGACCACGAACTTTGCGATCCCTCGATTGAACGCCATGCCGGCTTGCGCCGTTGCGAATGTGGCAGAACCACCACCGGGACCAATCCCGAACTTCACTGGCACGACGACCGTGCCATCGCCGCCCCAGCTTTCGTCCTTCGGCAGGAGGGCCAGCAGTGGATTGCGCCGAAAAACAGCATCGACCATCCGCTTCTCGTAGATGGTCTTACACGCCTTTGCGAGCTCCGCTGAAATACCCATTTGTCACCTCAAAGAAAAGGAACGGCCTATGCGTGACCGCTCAGGATTGCGACCACTTCCTCTCGGAGATCGAGGCGTGGCCTCTTGGCTCCGAGATCATTGGTCAGTGTCTTGCTCGATCCGTTCGTGGCTTCTGGCTGGGCCGGAATCGTGTCTTTTTCTTTGGGTGTCACTTGGCTAGAGAACTTCTTCGTGGCTAGGATCTGCTTCGCTTCCTCTTCGAGGTGCGTTTCGACGACCTTACACGCCTCGTCAATATCGATAAGCTCGCCCGTCGCCTTGTACGCCTCGCTGATCACGTCGAGCACGAGGGGCGACTGCTTCTTCAGGTGCGTCAGCTCGTATGTCTCCGCGTTCTTCTCGATATGCTCCGTAACACGCTGAGCAAACCGCTGAAGGTCCTCGTTCTGTTGCGCCTGGAGCTCCTTCTTCCGATTCTCGAGCCCCTTCTGCTCGAGCTCCTCAAGTTTTGCCTCGAGTTGCCGCACGCGGAAATCGGCGGAGAGCTCGCCCTTCTCTGACAGTGCGCCCTTGATGTCATCGGGCTTGACGCCGAGCAGCGACAGCGCAGCGAACAGGGCACGTTGTGGATCGGTCTTCGCGGCTTCCTTCAGTTCGTTCAGCCGATGGACCTCTGCGACCTGCGCCCTGATTCCCTCGGCTTCCTTCGCAAGGTCGGCCTTTTCTCTGGCCACCTTCACCTGAAAAGCGGTCTCTCGCTTCGCGATCGAGGCGAGGCGCGCGGAGAACTTCGGGTCTTCAGCCGGTTCGACTGGAGTCTGTTCGGCGGGCTTGGTCTCGTCCGGCTTCGTCTCGGGTGCCGGGGTCGGTGTTTCGGTGGGGGTGCTCGTGGTCTCGGTCGTCTCTGTCTCGGCCATCTCTATTGGTCCTCTCACCCAAGAGTACGCACGAGGGCTCAGGCGATCGGCAGGATGTCAGACGTGGGCGGAGCGAGAGGCACGGCCATTGGTTCGACAGAGGCATCAGCCAGACCCGGTACTGCGGCCGGAGCCGGGGGTTGCGCTTGCTGTTCGAGGTCGTCAAGCTCCGAGAGATACTCACGAAACTTGTCCAGCCGGTCCTCTGGTAGATTTTGCTGACGGTAAAGGTGGTAGTACTTGAGGCACAGGATCCGGGCCTGCTGGAGATTGTCGAGCGCTTGCGGCCCCTGGTAGTACTCCTGCTCGACCGCCATTTTCTCGAAAATCATATGCAGGACGTTGACTGGGGCGAGATCGAGGTCTGTCTGCTGGTCGAGGTCCGGCATGTCCAACATTCGCTTTGCCGTGTCCGTGTCGATGTAGTTCGCCTGCGCGAGTTGGGAAACCGACTCGAGCCGACCTGGAAAATCACGCGGAAGGGCAGACGCGGGGGAGCATTTGAGTTCGTACTGGTCCTCGTCGAGCTTGACCTTGCCCCACTCGACCTGGTCGAGGAAGCGACGGCTCACCACTTTGACCCGATAGCTGCTCTTGATCTCCTTGATGACCCGGATCGCGAGCTTCACGGTCTGGACGTAGAGATCCTCGTATAGTGACTGGATGTAAATCCACCGATCAGACTCTCGGTCCCCCTCGGCCATGATTGCCCGGCCGGAGTCGAGACCGGGCGGCTTCACGCTGCCGGCCGAGAGCTCGGAGATCCCGGCCAACCGGTACGCCTTCGACGCGAGGTTTTCCAGGTGCTCGTAGGTACCCGGGGCGAGCACAGGAGGAACTCCCCAGGTCGGCGCAGTCGGGCCGCGGTATCGGATGATCGTTCCAATCGAGTTGTCGAATTTCGAGCTCGACACCTCGCAGTCCTCGGGTAGGAAGACTTTGAACGATCCGGCCAGGTGGTACGAGCGCGAGATCGTCCAGAGCACTTTGTTGATCTCGGTTTGGATCGGAAGGATCTGCTCGACTAGTGACTGAGCGTAGTACCCGAACATGCGGCGCGCAAAGGAAACACGAGCGAGAGGAAACGAGTCATACTCATACTCTTCGTCTACTAGGAGCACGGAGCCGCAAGCGATGACGTGCCGGCCGTCGTCGGCACTCTCCCCGCTCGGCAGGTGCCACGCCTCAACCACTTCACGGATTTTGCTCGCTGCCTGGTCCCTGTCCGACGTGAGCGCGGCAACATCGAGATCGCTCGCCCTCTCCGGGAATGCGGCCTTGAGCACCTCGAAGTCCAAGATCTTCGGCCGGAACATCGTGCGGGGCTCGGCCAGCATCGTCTCATCTTTCGGGACGTAGATCTCTGAGGCAGGTACGCGCTCCACCGCCACCCGATTCCCCTTCCGGTACACGTGCAGATAACCGTCCGCGAGCACGGCCGCGTCTTTGAACACCTCGATCCCGACCTTGTGGGCACCGATCTCAGAAAAGAGACCTTCGACGAATTGGTTGAGCTGGCGTGCCTTGTACTGGATCTCCCAGTTTCCTCGCGTCGTGATGAACGTGGGAAGGGGGCGGTTGCGCGAGAGCCGGCTTACCAGAGAGTCAATGCAACTCTGAGTGACGTTGAACGTGAGGCGCTCCGTCAAGAGCTGGACCACGCGCGCCTGAGAGAGCGAGTTCATCTCCCACGGCACGTCGATCGTGTTGCCGTAGATCTGGACGGCTTGGCTGTAGCGGCCGAACCGATCCGACGCCTCCGTACGCAGGGAAGCCATCTGCGCCTGGACCGCCAGAGCGAGCTGCTCGTCATCATTCTCGTACCAGTAGCGCATCATGCTCCCCTGAGGGTCGGATCGAACGGACTGGACCAGAGCGTGAGGTCGGGCTCAGGCTCTTCCGGAACCGCGGACAACTGAGACAGAGGCCGCGTCGTCATGTCGGCCGGCTTCCCTTCGTTCATCCGGATCACGACGTCTCCGATAGTCAGCTCCAGCACGCCCTTGGCCCGCATGAGGTCGACCAGCTCTGCGATCTCCGACACCGTCATGCTCAAGAGTACGCACGAGCTACCATTCGTCCTGCTCGAGGACCCTGGCCCAGGCCCGATCCTCGGCAAAACTCGGGTCGGTCCTGGCGCGGTCCCGGTCGATCGCGGCCTGGAGAAGCTTCGCCTCCTGCCATTTCGTCGTCCCTGCATCCGGCTTTTCCTCGATCGGCTGCTCCCGGTAGGCTCGGCTGTGCCGGTAGGCGTAGACCAGCATATCGAGGGCGTCCGAGTGGAAGCGATCCGAGACGACCTTCTTGCCGTTCTTCTTCACCTCCCACTCGAGACGCAGAGCATCCTGAGCACACCGTGAGTCACGGGGCAGAAACAACTGCTTGGTCCGGAGTGCGTCGTTCACGAGCTGGATGGCCATGTTCTTTTCGGCCTTCTCGGCCGGCTCGACCCAGATCTGGAAGCGGCTCGAGATCTCGTTGAAGATCTTCTTCCCGAGTCCGCCGTGGTCCCCCACCATCCGGTACGGCTTCCACTTCGCGCGCATGCGCTTGACTACCGTGGCGAGCTCGCTCACGCTCTCCTTGGCGATCACCTCTTCGTCGAGCAGGTAGAGCTCGGTCTCGCCCGGCCGGTTGCCGAGTACACCCACCGCGTCAGAGTCGTCGAATCCGACATCGACGGCGAGCACCGTCTGCCAGTTCGGGCACTGCGGCACCGTGTCGATTCCATTCTTCTCTGGGTCATACTTGAACACGAGCGAATCCTGGTCCGTCACCCATTTTCCGAACCACTCACGCAGGATCGACGGATGGTCAACAGTGACGCCACGGACCTTCAGCACCTTGTCGAGCATCTCCCGCCATAGCGGCAGGTAGGGGTTCTGCGCTACGGTCCATTCGTGGTGACTCCAGTCCGGAGACTGGCAGATGTCGTAGAAGAAGCCGGTGGGCACGGGCGACGGCGTGCCGATCAGCCGGATGCAGCCGTTGAAATCCATCAGCGACGGCATCAGCACGTCCGTGATCAGTTCCTCGAGCGTGCTGTCAGGGATGGCCTGCGACTCGTCAATCGCGACGCGCCCCCAGCCCGTGCCTCGGGCCTTCTCGATCTCCGATTTGTTGTCGACTCCCCCTAGGATCAGGCGCTGCTCGCCGTCCCGATAGAATGTGAGCTCCGCCTCGTTCGTGTCGAACCCGAGCTGGTAGTTTGCGTTGAGTCTCTTCACGGTCGGCCAAATGATGCGCTTGGCCGTGCCTCGGGTCAGCGTGAGGTAGAGACTGGGCCCACTGTCCTCATTCAACGCACCGTCAACGAGCCACGAAGCGACACCCCTGGACTTCCCAGCGCGGCGCGAGCAGACCCCAGTTGCGAAGTTCGATCGATCGGCCACGAAATCGTATTGCTCACGGAAGAGAGAGGCTTCGAGGTCGAGCTTGCCCGGATCGAGGAGCACCCGATCAATCTCCGCCTTCTCTCTACGAGTGAGGGTCGGGAGTTTCGCCTGTATCTGTTCCCAGGTCGGGTCCATTGGTCAACAGGGCCTTGATCCGGCTTGCCCTCTCACTGTCTGTGAACAGCGGCTTCCCGTCCGAGGTGATGTCCTTCTTCTCGGGCGCGTCGAGGCCGAGGAGTTTCGCTCTGCGGTCCTGGCAATTGAGCATGATCTGGAGATAGCGTGGGTCTCCGCTGCTCTTCTTGCCGACACTCCGATGCCATGCGTCGAACGCCCGTGAGTAAATGCCGTCGATCCGCTCAATCTCGATTTGCCTGATCTGCTCGGCGCCCTCGAGCGCCTGCTGTGCCGCGAGCTTCAGGTACTTCGCCACATGGTCGTAGGCGACAGTGAAATCGATCCCGACGATCTCCCCGATCTCGCGATATTGCTTACCGGCAAGCCGAAGCTCGACGCATTGCCGCGCACGTTCAATCGCTCGCGCTCGCTCGGGTGTCGACCTGGTACGAGGCATTGGTCACCTACGGAACACGATCAGCGCCAATCCAATAGCGATCAGAACCAGCGCGACCAACTCATCCATCGCTCACCTCGAGCACGATCGAGTCGAAGCGGGCGACCGACCACACGTACCGCTCACCGCCGATGACGGCCGTCACGAGCTGGCCCGGTAGGAGCGACAGATCCTCGATCTTCCCGCCGCCGCGGGGTGGTAGCTGGCGGTGCGTGCCATCGTTCCCGATGCGAATTCCATCGGGGCAGGTGGCGCGCTTGATCCTGATTGCCCTCGGGTCGGACTTCTTCGGCTCAACCTTCGGCTCAACTTTGTCAGCCATATCTATTTCCTCTCTGTGAACAGGAACGGGTTGTACGTCGCGTCAGGAAACCGATCGAGCAGTCGGCGCGTCTCGTCGTTCCACGCCGTTGTCGTCACTGTGCGTAGATCGACTCCGGACGCTTCGACTAGATGGCTGCCAATTCCGAAGGAGCGTAGGGATTCTTTTACGAATAGCCAATGGATGAGCTCCGGCTCAAACACGATGCAGCCAAGGATCGTGGTTGGGTCGCCCTCGTAGACCGCGATCAGCGTGGTCGCGCGCTCGTAGACCGACAGCATAATCGGCTTCGCGTGCCGAAAAAACGGGTCGGTCCGCATGCGTTTGTAGGGGAGGCACTGGCGCAGGCCGCGCAGCCAGACGCTGAAGACAAACGGCTCGTCTGCCGGGATGATGGGTCGTATCTGGATCTGGTCGGCCATGTCTACACCCAAGGGTACGCACGAGCCCCTATTCGATTTTCGCGTCCGCGTAGGAGACGGTGGATATCCTCCGGCGACGGACCAAATCCAGCATCCGACTGCGGACGCAAAAACAGCACCAGGCTGACAAAGGCATGCTCGTGCGTCGACGGTCGAACTTTCGGATCGCGACCAGGACGTGCTCAGCGATCCAGCCATCGAGATCGTCCACGTCGTCGATCTGGTCACCGAAACGGCGGAGCAGATACCCGCGGACCCGGCCAACGATCAGCATCACCTCGGGGTCTGGGCGCCGTCGCATCAGGCGCTGTCAGGGATCGGGGTTTCTTGGTGCGCGTCTTCCCAGGCCGAGGAGCCACGGTAGTCGCGCGCGCTGGAAACGAGCTGGGCGCGGCGCTCGAAGTCGGACGACGCCTTTCGGAGTGCGAGCTCGGCCGCGGGGAAAACGGGAGAGAATTCCTGAGCGGGTGAGGTCCAGTGGCGGACGCAGATCTCGACGCGGGTCCGCTCACGGTCGGTGCAACGTAGGACCTCGAGCCGCTGGATTTGCGCGTCGTCGAGGTAGACGATCCCGTTCATCGCGTCGAGGGTCGACTTCACCGGACCGTCGATATCGGAGCGACTGGTCCGGAAGACGAAGCGGAGTAGGACTTCGACTGGGCGAGCGTAGGGGCGCGCACTACGCATCGCCTCTAAAGCGAAAATCTGGACCGCAGCTTGGTAGTCCCTGACTTCCCTGGTCTTGGTCAGCCCGGCCCGCTTCCCAAGCCTGACGACCCGGTAGGTTTTGTTCACCCCGATCGGCTTGACCGGCACCTCGAAGCGGATGTTCACTGGTCGTCCTTCGGCCCTTCGATTGCAGCCCGGAGAAGCCGGGCATGCAGGGAGCTCGCGTCCCGTAGGGTTCGCGGGGCTGGTTGTGGGCGCCGTGTTGGCGGGAGTTCCGCCTCCCGCTCGCACCGCGCCAGGAAGCAGCCGACTGCGATGGCGACCAGGAGCGCGAGCACGAAGAGGGAACAGCCGGCGAGGATGGCGGTCATGAGACGCACCCCGCTAGCCTCTGTGGCTTCGTCACCATCCGTGACCATCGGTTGAAGAGTTGATCCCGAGCCTCTATGCTCTGTTGGTGAAAAAACCGAGCGTGTTCATCCGGGAGTTCTCGGCTGACCTTTCGGCGCTCGGCGTGGAAGTTCACGCGCTGTTCAGGCGTCATGGCGCGCAGGATGGGCGCCCACTGCTTCTGAATGCTCGGATGGAGCTCACGCCACCACTGTTCGGGAGTGCGGAATCCGGTAGGCGTCTCTTCTCGCTCTTCGGCTGGCCAAGGAAACGGATTGTCAGCCACGACTCACCTCCGTGGTTACTCCGAGATTGGCCAATTCCTCCCCGGTGAGATCACGCGAGAGACGGAAGCCGATTTCTTCCTTCGCTTCTGAAAGTTGGCACGCGAGTTGCTCTACAGAAGCTCGGGAAGGGAAGTTGCTAAGAGGGGACGAAGTAGAAGCTTCTTCTGCTTCTGCTTCTGCTTCTGCTTCTGTGTAGCGCACTACACTCTGACTGTTGCGCGCTACATTGGATTGTTGCGCGCGACGTTCCCGGAAGTATGGGGCCCGCGACCCGTCCTTACCTTGTGGCGTGTCTCTGTATTTCAGATAGTTTAGGACGATCCATCCGCCATCAACAGACTCTATTCGGCGCCCTTCGTGGTCCGGTGTGCGGCTGTCACGGTCGGGAGAGGAGAGCACTTCTATCGCGTGACGCATCTCGTCGAGAGTGACGCGTGCCAAAGAGGCGAAACCCGGTACAGATCCCTCGACGCGCCCTGTCGCGTCTGCGACAGCGAGCATTGCGATCCATACACGCAGTGTCGCGTGATCTTCGCACCACACGGTTGACGTTACAATCGACGAAAACAGCTTCGTATAGCCGCTCATTGCGTGTTTTCCTTCCCACCCGCGAACCGGGTGGGCGACATGGTTAGGCGGTCGGGCTTCTCGGCCGCGTAGGTGGAGCGAGCAATCTCAATCAGCACATCCCGGAACGCGATCGGGGTGGCGGACGCAGCGGCCGGCCTGAGTCGCGGCCGAACCTCTCCACTGGAGACGTGGTTGCCGCACCAACTCACGAGCGCCTTCGAGTGCTGATCGGGATCGAATCCCCAGGCCAGAGACGGAAGCAGCGAGACGCCGACCGCATAGAGCCAGGTCGCCTTTTTCGCTGGGTGGCCGTAGCGGCCTTGCTCCACCTGGCAGGCCCAGCCCCCGGCGAAGTCGCGCACCCATCCACCGTGGCGCGGCGGCACGGGCAACTCGAATCGATCCCAGGCGTCTGAGTGCGCCGGGTGCTCGAGTACGCCGCCCCACCGACGCACCGATGCGAGCGCGGAGGCGAAGCACCCTCCGTCCTCACCCATCCGGTAGCCCCATCGGGCTTGCACCAGCCCAGCGAGACGGCACCAGCGCGCGCACGGAGGGTGACAAATGACCGGGTGAGGACCGGCGTACTCTCGGGCGTCTCGTTCCTCGCCCCAGATCTCCACGCTGGGCAATCCCGAATAGATCCCCTTCGGATCGACGAACAGGGCCGCAATCATGGACTCACCGCTGCGCGTCGTAATCGGTCCCTGCGTCTGCGTTGGTATCCGTTACGTCGGTCCAGCTCGAGCCGTTCGCGCGCCAGCTCCGCATCGAGCTCTTGTCGGCGAGCTAGGTCGTACAGGCGCAGTCGGTCATGGACATGGGCCCAGCACTCCCCTGCTCGGGATCCCTCGCCGTCGTAGAGAGATTCTCTTCTCGCCTTCACTTCGGACTTACGCAGAGCTCGCGCCATCACCCCACCCTCCGCCCAAATCCCCAAGCCGGCACGTCGCCAGCGTTGACGAAGTCCCGCGGATCGCCGGCGTCGAAAAGGCAGGGGCCTTTATCCCGTAGTCGAATCCCGAACATCTGCCGGCACGACTCATAGTGCATACAGTCTTCGCAATGCCTTGCTGGGGCGACCCCTTGCTGTCGGGTGCGGGTCACGATCGAGCCTTCCTGGGGTTCACCCCTCGTGATCTTCTGTACTGTTCCTGTAGCTGGCGGTGACGCCTGGCTCGACATGCGGCGCTGAATAGGAGGGTAGATCGTCCCCTCCGAGTGAGCTTCTCTTGGTACCACCAGACCCCGCATCCACACACGCAGTAGACCCGCGTCGCGATAGACCCGAACATCGCCATCTGCTCGTCCGCGCGCTGGAGCTGAATGCGGTCGAGGGTGGTCACGCGATACCTCCCACTATCGGTCGATACAGTTGACAGCCCGTGACCGCGACGTAGCGTGCGCGCATGAGCGGCTCAGGCGGCGCGATTGCGTTTGGGGGGCTTCTCGTCCCAACAGGAGGCCGGAACCTCGCCACCCGTGACGCGCTCGATCTTCAGAGCGCTCGAGCGGCCTGGACAACGGGCGCCAGACAAGCACTGGCAGACCATGGATACCGAGATGCCTGCCTGGGTCGCAAACTGGCGCTGCGACAGACCGTGCCGCTTGAGATATCGAGAGAGAGCGTTCATGTCGCGCATATTCACAGGTGTGCACAGACAAGTCAAGACTGGCGTCCGGACCCGCACGCCTGTGAACACGCCTTGCCTGTAGGGTCGCTGGTATGTCGAATCTGACGACCGCCGAGGTCGAGGCCCGGCGACATTTTCTTGAATGGTTCCTGTACTTTCGCCAGTCCTTCTACGTCGATGAAGGGAAGCCGGACCGGAAGTTTGCGGCGGACCTGGGGATCTCGCCGAGCTACATCACGCAGGTGCGGTCCGGCGACCGTGGAGTCGGTTTCGATGTGGCGCTAAGGATGCGGCACTTTTTCAAACGGAACCTCGACGAACTTGCCTTCAGCGACCCGCCTCGTTTTGCGCTTCAGCGCCCACCAAGCCAGCCAGAGCGCCCTTTGACTCGGCCGACTCGACGCATGGCCAGGTAGTCCAACTCGCGCTGTTCCGGCGACTCCATCCACCGCTGAAGGACTGATCGGCCGTAAATACGGCCTTTTCGCGGCCCTCCTGTTCACACTTGACAACACTTTCACAGGTGTGCATACTGGGGTTGCATGGATCGCCCACTACCGGGCAGCGAGGACAACCGATGGACCGCACCGAAACCCTGAACACCCTGGTAGCACTAGCCGCAGAGACCCTGGCGCAGTTCCGACAGACGACCGAGCGCGCCGCTCGACATCACCGAGCGATGCAGGCCCGGCTTGACGCGGAGGTGTCGCCATGACCGCGGTCACCTGCTCCCACAAGATCGACTGTCGGCGGCCGGCGAACACGACGAGCGGGCGCTGCGACCTCCACGACGCGATGATCCTGGGGGAAGAGGCCAGAGACCTCATCGTGAAGGTACTTTTCCGGCTCGACGTGATCGAGCGACTGGACCGGGACGTCGAGCGCCCCGAGGAGCCCACGACATGCGCCGTCTGCGGCCGAGAGTTGCACCCGCTGGAGGAGATTCGTGCCGCGCTGGAGTACGCGCCCGGCGAGGCGCTCGTCGCGGGGCAGGAGCAGCACCCGTCCGACGCCTATTCATTCGCCCTCGGCCACCTCACCTGCGCAGTCGCCGACGCCGTGCGCGATCTCGCGTGCCGCGCGGGCTCCTGCCACGCGGGCTCCTGCCACGGGGGGACGCTGTGATCCCGGGACTCTACCAGGTCGAGCGGCTGATCTCCGTGGGCGCACGATGCGCCTCGGGTGGCGATCCAGCGCTCGAGCTCGACAGTCTGCGTCAGGTCTCGATCCTCCTGCTCCGCGCTCGTGAGGAGGTGGAGCGCCGCACGATCCTAGAGTTGCGCGCGCAGTCAGAGCGCCCGCTACAGGATTCCTTTCCTCTCCGGCTCCGAGACGCCACGATCGCACTCTGCGAGGCCGTCGAGACCCGAGACCACATGGCCGGGCGCAGCGATCCCGAGCGCGCAGCGCGGTGGGGTCGACGAGTCGATCGAGCCAAGGGGCGCATTCTCCGCGTCGTCCGCGATGAGTTGCGGAGAGGGGTGAGACCATGACGGCCTGGTTTGACAATTGGTTCATCTGGATTGGCCTGGCCGTGCTTGGGTGGGTCGTGTACGAGCTCATCGTGGCCGAATGGATTGACCGCCATAGAGGGGGTAGATTGTGAAGATCTTCCTTCGACGAATTCCGGATAGTGAATGGCGTCGATTGGTCGCCGCGATACTGGCCGAGTGCGCGGTAGAGGGTGAGAGTCCAGAGCAGAAGGTCCTAATGATGGCACACGTCGTACTGTCCGACCCACGACTAGAGGTGCGCGCATGACCACCGGAGTATATTCACCCACAGAGGAGACAGCCATGATCCAGATCGATCGGGAAACCGCATTCCGTCTCGCCGCGACTACTCTCCCCGAACTCGAAGAGCTCGCGCACCAGCGACCCGAGATCGCTCCGCTCGCGTACCAGATCCGCGACTACCTGGACCCGTCGATCCGAAATTGCCAGGCGTTCCGCGACGATGCTCGCGCAATCGGCGAGCTCTCCCGAGCGCTCGAAATGGCGGCACGGCTCCTCGGCGTTCCAATGGCCCTCGCGAGGGACGGTGGGCACATCGGCGTGCTCGCCAGCCTCCGGACCTCGCTCGTCTCACTCGCGGCCACTCTGCTGGGCAAGACGCTGCCTAACCAGGAGCCGATCCTCCTTTCGTCGGCAATGCGAGTCGCGCGATGACCGTCCTCTCCAAACGTCCTCGCCATGCCTGCGATTGGTGCTACGAGGCTCTGCCGGCACAGATCTACACCGTGCTCCTGCCCTCGGGCATACAGGCGCTCGTCGGCCAATGCTGCGCGCGCCCAGCCGCTCTATCGATGCGCAATTCGCACGCCGCGAAGATCTCCAGGCGCGGGAGCGAGCTCCTTACGATCCTGGAGGCCCGGTCATGAGCTCGCCGACAATCGAGCAGACCTGTGATGGATGCAGTAGCGAAATCGAACCTGGCCGGTATCGCACGGTCGGGGGCGCGGTCTACTGCGACAGGTGCGCACCGTTGCGCGCGGTGCGCGCGCTGGAAGAGGAGACCTTCGGCCGGGTCGCATTCTCCGACCTAGCGCGAGAGGCGCTCGACGTGCTCCGAATCGTCGCGGCCGAGATCGGATCGAGCCAATGGCAACGGAGAGCGCCATGAGTGAGAAGAGCACGAATGGGCCGTGGGACATAGCCGGAAACTACGCCGTGGTCTGGCATAAAGACGTGGTCGTAGCCACATGCCCGGTCGATGGAGGCGCACCCGATGACGTTCGCCACGCCAACGCCCGCCTGATCGCCCTCGCGCCGGAGTTGAAAAAGATCGTGGAGCGCGTTTCGTACCTTCACCTCATGACTCCGGAAGCCAAAGTGGACATCGAAGATGCTTCCCGCGCACTCCTCGCGAAGCTGGAGGAGACGGATAGTGAATGATCTTTCGGCTCCACAGTCCCTGTCGTGGTTGCCGACCCGGGCGGTCGGGGTCCTCGAAAGAGTTCCATGCACCGGCCTCCCGGGAGTTCTTTTCGATCTGCTCGCGTCAATCGCCAAACTCGGCCGCTGTGCCAAGTAGACGCGAGCAGATCACCAGGGGTGGATAGGCCACCCCGGGCCTTTATCGAGGAGTGAAAATGGAAGCTGAGACCGAAGCGATCGCCGTTGCACCGCCCACCATATTGGCCACCCGGCCCACCACTCCGCGCGCACTCGTCATGGCCGAGGCGCTGAAGGAAGACACGGAACAGCGCGTCATCTTGGCCGAGTATGTCGAGCACCATATGACTGAGGGTGTCGATTACGGCGCAATTCCTGGCACGCCCCAAGAGGTCGAGATCTTCGTCGGGGGCAAGAAGAAGAAGATGCGCAAGAACAACCTCCTCAAGCCGGGCGCGGAGAAGCTTCTCGACCTCTTCCGATGTCGAGCCGAGTACGAGTTCCTCTCTCGCGACGTGGACCGAGAGACCGGCCTCTACTCCTATGAGATCCGCTGCAAGGCCGTCAATCGAGAAACCGGAACGGTGCTCAATGAGGGCCTCGGCTCGGCTTCTTCCTACGAGTCGAAGCATCGATACCGCAATTCCGAGCGCGTTTGTCCGCAGTGCGGAAAGCCCAATATCCGGAAGAGCAAACCACCAAAGGAGGGATGGTATTGCTGGGATAAGACCGGCGGGTGTGGCGCCAACTTTCCGAAGGACGATCCCGACATTCTCGATCAGGAGATCGGAAAGATGGTCAATCCCGATCTGGCCGACGTAGCGAACACGGTGCTCAAGATGGCGAAGAAGCGAGCTCAAGTCGATTGTGCGATTGCCCTCGCTCGCGTCTCGGACATCTTCGCCCAGGACGTAGAGGATCTCGAGCCACCCGAAGGTCCCCGTCAATCGCGTGCCAACAGAGAGCCGCCGAAGGCGCAGGCCGCGCCCCCTGCAACCGTCCCCAACACGATCCAGAACCGCATTCGCGCGCTCTGGGACGAGGCCGTAGCGCGCCTCGGGAAGCCGACCGCGGAAGCGCGCTGGAAGGAGGGCGCCAATGGCTACGCGAAGGATCGATCGCAGTGGACCGACGATCACCTGGCGCGGCTCGCATCCGTGCTTTTTCCCGAGGAAGCGGGCGAGACGGGACAGCCTGAGCCGCCACCTGCCGAACTCGAACCAGGGTCCAATGGATAGCGAGGGCAAGCCGGCCGATTCTTGCCGCTGCGGTCACACGCGACGGGAGCACAATGATACCCCTACGGTGAAGTGCTCTCTCTGCCCATGCATTGACCCAACGTACACTGACTACGAGAGGATCTTTCTAGGCGATCGGTTCTGGGACATCCGGGAGAGACAGGAATGAACGACGATGTCGAGTGCCTTGAGGTGATCGCGGTTAAGACCGAGACGGCCAAGGCGATCCTCTGCGTATTCGACGACCAGGAAGAGCATTGGATCCCGAAGAGCGTCATCGACGACGACTCGGCCGTGTTCGACGCGGAGCACGGCAGGGGTACACTGATTGTGTCTAGGTGGTTTGCTGAGACGGAAGGGCTGATCTAATCGACAGGAGAATGACTTATGGCACGAAAGAAACAGGTTGTACAGGTGAAGACCGCCCTACTTCCGGTCGAGTTGACCGAGAAGGAGGTGAGGGACTACGGCAAACGGCTCGCCGCCCTGGAGGGCGAGCTTGGATGCCACACGCGGAAAGAGAAGGAGATCAAAGACGGACTGAAGGGCGAGCGATCTTCACTCGATGGTAAGATCTCGAACCTCGCCGCGATCCTGAACCAGGGCCACGAGTACCGGCCGGTTTCGGTCCGGGTCGAGATCGACTACCAGACCAACACCGTGACCGAGTATCGAGAGGATACGGGCGAGGCGGTAGGAGAGCGCTCCGCGACAGAGGACGAGCGGCAGGCCAGCCTCAATCTGGACCTTCCGCCCGCAGAGTGAAGCAATGATCGACCCCGACAAAGCCCGCAAACAACGTGAGGTCCTCATGCGCCGCAAGGAGCGCTATCGGATCGCCAGGCGCAAGGGCGGGCGGAGCGCTCCTAAGAAGGAGACGCGAGTGGAGCCCTACCAACTCGACGTGGACGCAATCGCCTGGAGTTCTCCTGGTGGAAGAGGGTGTGTGTGAGCGACAGGACGAACATCATAAAGTCTTCGCGAAGTCTTCGCTCCGACTAGAACGCATCTTGAAGGGGAGCAAATGAGCGCCGAAGTGAAGTGCGTGTGCGGACATTGCGACACCCATCATCCCTGCCAGCACACGTGCGGGATAGGTCCACTGGATTGTGATTGCGGAGGGTTCCGACCCGCCTCAGAAGCTCAGCCGGAGCCCGCGCCCGAGAGCGTGTACGAGAAGGCGAGGGAGGCGCTAGACGCCGGTCTTGCCATGCATGAGATCCCCGGATTCATCGATCGACTCATCACCGCAGGCGAGGCGGCAGAGAAGCGCGCCACCGAACTCGAGGCGTTGCTTACAGGGGTGGTTGACCGTGAGACCATGGATAGCATGACGCCCAGTCAACTGTTCCGTGCGGTCGAAAATGCCCACGCCTACCTCGCGGAAAGCAAAAAGAAATCACCGAAGGAATGATCCACTCGTTTGCCAGTGAGGTCCGATTCCTCTCTCCGCGATCACTCGCCACGCGGTGGGACTGCGCACGCTCGACGGTCTACGCCGAGCTTGCCAGGATGCGGCAACTCGGGCTCTACTCCGGGATCAGGGTCGGTGCAGATCAGCGCGTAGCGATATCGGCAATCGAGGCGTACGAGAGATGCCGCGAAGCGGACCAGACACTTACCGTAAATGGCGGGTCAATGAAGCGCGCCTCGGGCACATCCGGAATGGGATCTACTGGATTGATCGCACCGTCCACGGTCGTCGATACCGGATCAGCACGGGTTGTCGAACTCCAGCGGCGGCCATATCGGAGTACCAGAGATTTGAGATCGACCCTGCGCGATATGTACCGCGCGGCAAGGTCGGAACTCTCTGGGATCAAACGGTCCCGCTCTTCCTGCGGTACTCCGAGGCGGGCCGACTGAACTCTAGCCGCTGGGTGAACACTCAGGAAGCGTGTCTTGCCAACTTCGGCGCCTTCGGGCCCGGCTCGGCGCGGGCGTTCTACTCGCTCGACGCATTCACTTCGAGCGACGTACGGTCCTTCGTGGAGGGTCTCACCTCGGGGAACGTGACGGGCAACCAGGTGGGACCTTCGACGGTCAACCGTCACTTGGCGTCACTAAAGGCGTTCATGCGCTGGGCGAGGGCTGAGGGGCTCACGATGAATCGGGTTGACCAAGAGGTACCGATGCTCCGAGAGGACTCCGGAGTGAGGTTCCCGACCGAGGTCCCCGGCCCGCGGTGGCGCGCGATCCTGGCCAAGCTCGATCGCCGATGGCGCTCCGCCTGTGAGGTCATGCTCGGCGCCGGCCTGCGCTACGGCGAGGTCGCCCGGCTGGTCGCTGAGGACATTCACCCAGGGGGGATCCATGTCCCGAGGGCAAAAAGCCGGCGAGCAAGGACAGTCCCGTGCTCTGCCCGCACCGTGGCCGCCGCGAAACTGACCGTGAAACTCGGAGGTGTCCCCGATGACGAGGCCAGCCAGATCGATCACCGGATCCGGGTCGCTGCTCGAGCAGCCGGGGTGGACCCGTTCGCCGCTCACGAGCTCCGCCATACCTTCGCCACGACCTGCCTGCGGCGCGGGCTCGACCTCCGGACGCTCCAGGCCTGGCTCGGTCACGCCAGCATCCGGACTACCGAGCGCTACCTGCACTCCCTCTCCGTCGAGCACCCGCCGGCTCGCCGGCTGGCCCCGCTCTGAGAGTGCGGATATGGCGTGCCACGGCGGATGGTATCCCGCGCCAGGAAGGCCTATACGACGCAGCCAGCGAGCCGTGGTGAGGCGATCGGGTGCCCGGGAGGCCTGGAGTACCGGGCACTCATTTGTCACGCCCTTGGGCACTGGAGAACCCAGTTGCCCGAATTCTCCAGTGATTTCAGCTCCCCAGGGAGGACTCGAACCTTCGACCCGGTGATTATTCTTCAGGCTCTCCGCGAGAAACGTCTGGCCGACGGGGGTCTGGGGAAGAAGGACCAACGTTTGATTCACCGTATCCGCGACCTTGGAACGGACTTTCAGAATGTCGGCGTGAAGATAGTCGTTACAGGCCTCGGTGAAGGGGCTCGAGAGCTCGCCCTTGGGATCGAACTTGAGGCCTGCCGTGTTGGAGCCCGACATCGGCTGGACCATCCAGTACGCGTTGCCGAAACGTCGCTGCGGAACTCCGATCCAGTTGACCAGCTCCTTTGACCGAAAGTGGGCGATTGCCCAACGGCGATGCGTGCGAAGAACGCCACTCTTCTTCTCGACCTTGCCGTTCACCTTTTCGTCCGGATAGATCTCCGGTAAAAGCTTCTCTTTGACCAACTCGCGCAGACTCGAGTCTTTAACAGACTCCCGAAAATTGACCAAGGTAAATAAAATCGCGCAGTTACGGCCCGAATTCGTCCGCCACTGTCCGGATCCGGCCGCTCAGCTGTCACGCCTGCGTCACCCGAACCCCTTCCCAGGCCAGAAAAAAGAGGCGACAGTGTTTGACACGTGTCTATAGATGACATATATTAAGATCATGATGACGCGCGAAAAGACGAATTGTCAGGAGTGCGGCGGACGGAGTGAGCACGAGTGCTGGTGCTCGTTAAATCGGGATCCTGACCCAACTGGGAAGAAGGCGGTCGAGGAGATCGAGCGTCAGGAAGCCGCCCGGCGCTCCGACATCGCGCGGGCGGGTGGCTGCGCTTGCGGCGTGGCCGCCGGCACGAAGATCGTCGATCACCACTACGGCTGTGTCGCCGCCTCGCGTGCGTACGACGCGGGACGCGCGGTGCTCAATGATCCCCGCGCCTCGATCGGAGCAATCGAGTGGAACCCCGCGGCTCGCGCGGCGGCTTACGCTGCACTGACAAAGGAGGACTGACATGTACAACCGACGCGCTCATGCTGACCATCCCGCTGTCCCCGCCCGCTGGCTTCGCGCGCACACGGTGCGCTCGATCTGCCGAGAGCTCTGCATCATACCTCCACCGTCGATCATCTCGGACGGTGGGTGCTACGCTCTCGCGCTGATCAGTCACGCTCAGTCTGACGTGTCAGATTTGCGCGTCCGACAGGCGATTACCGATCGCTAGCTCGCCCCGCCCCTCACTCTCGGATAACTCCGGGGGCGAAACGGCGATACGAGCCGACAAAGGAGCACGATAATGATGACCGAAATCCTCACCTGCTACGTAGATTCAAGTGGCGACCTGCTGACGTACGACACTGCGGAGACTATCCGCCGCGCCACCGCAGGCGAGCGCCGGGAATCATACGATGAGTCAAACCACCCCACGGGCGCATTTCGGGCAAAGGTGTCCACTCGCACTTTGACTCGACGATGCCCGATTTTGATGCGTTCGCGGAAGCGGTTCTAGCTCGCCTCGCCCCTCTCCGCGGAGGGGCGCCTACGGGACGGGTCGAGCATCGACCCTCCCCGCGGGCTCAGGGAGCCCAACCCCGGCACGGAGCCGGGGAACACAAGGAGCGCAAACAAAATGGAACAGACCAAGATCAAGATCAGCGTATCGCGAAAGTCGGCCATCGCGGCTGGGCGGACCAGCTATGGCGATCAGGTGGTCACATTGAGTGACGCGGACGTGGCAGCACTTACGCCCGAGGAGCGGGAGGAACTCCTGCGTCTCGGGACCGGCTATGAGCGGGACGGCGAGAAAGGGGTCCTGCTCACCGAGACCATCACCGACAGCGACGGCCGCACGGCACACCGGGGTGGTGCTGACGATCACGGCGCCGAAGATGGCGACCCGGTACCGCTTCTATTACTCGGAGTAGCACCCCCGGGCGATCTCCGGATCGCCCGCCCACGTGGCTCCCCGAAGGAACTCGGAGCGCCACGCGAGCAGACGGACCCGAAAAGGAGACAATATGGTTGAGATCCATTTGACTCGTGGATACACCGCGTTCGTCGATGACGCGGACGCCGATCTCGCAAACTTGAAATGGTTCGCGCAGCCGCACGGACGGACGGCGTACGGGTTGCGTCACATTCCGCGATCTGGTGGCGGCAGGGCGATCGAGCGTCTCCACCGTGCCGTCTGGCGCCGTGCGCATCCGGGTAAGCCGATACCGGCTCAGCTCGACCATGTCGACGGGAACGGACTGAACTGCACGCGAACGAATCTCCGCGCAGCCAGCAGGGAGGAAAACGGCCGGAACCAGAGACTTATAGTGACGAACAGATCCGGCTTTAAGGGCGTTTCCTGGCATCAAGACCGCTCGAAATGGCACGCGCGGATCAAGTTCGCTGGCAAACGCAAACATATAGGTCTGTTCGTCAATAAATACGACGCGGCACGCGCGTACGACGCGGCGGCTCGCGAGGTGTTCGGCGCCTTCGCGCGTCTGAACTTTCCGATGTCCGGGGAGAATAGCGCTGCATTATGAGTGAACGTTACGAACTAGGCTCCGCTCTCCACCGGGGAGCGAAGCGACGAAAGGAACGACGATGCCTCCGACGAAACAGCCCGCGCGGATCACACGCGACCTACAGGCGATGGCGCTACTCCGCCACGAGCCGCTCCGCTCGGTCGAGCTGGGCGAGCGACTCAGCACCGAGCCACGCACGACGAAGCGGATCATCGCGGCGCTCCGAGCGGCCGGCGCTTGGTGCCGCGCGCATAGACTCGACTGGTACGAGATCACGACGGAGATCAGGGGGTCCGAGCGCTGGCATCGGCTGGTCGATCACCCGGCGGAGACGCGCGGCAAACGGGCGGGCTGATCACAGGCGGAGGGTGAGTCCCACCTGGCCGGCGAACAGACCCGGTCCAGCCGAGATGATCCCGACGGCCGCGAGGCGATCGCCGAGTATCCCCGGCGTGAGAATGACGACCGAACCTACCGGTCCCGTGGTCCCGATGCCACCGGCGATTCCGCCGCCCCAGCCTGGATCGGTATCGAGCGGGAGGGGTTCAACGGCCAGCGTGGACACGGGCGCACTCCCCAGGCCGCTCAGAAAACGCGTTGGGGGGGCCGGAACGATGCGCTCGCATCCCCCGCCTACGACGGCCACCTGGACGCCCTCTTTGCTCTCCAGGTCAACGGAGTCGATCACGAGCTTACCCCGATCTCCGGCTGCGAACATGCATTCCGGGCACGGAGCCCCAGGCGCAACCGGCGGCCGCGGGAGACCCTCGGCAGTGGAGGGCTTGGTCTCGATGTGCCCGACGCGGACCACGCGGCCCCCAGGCGCGGCCTTTCGGAGCCTGGCGATCTCGGCCTGGAACCCGGGGATCGTGCCGAGCTGCGCGGCCTGCGCGTCGAGCGCTTTCCGGCTGGCCTCGGCCGCAACAGTGAAACCGAGCGCAAGAAGCTCGGCGCTCTTGTTCGCCCGCGCGAGCTTCGCCTCGGCCGTTTCCGCCCGGTTGCACGCGCGGCTGAGCAGGAGGACTCCCACGACCAAGGCGACGATCAGGAGCCACCACCACGCCGCCTTGGCGAAGGCGCCGACCGCCTCGATCTTTTGGGTCAGAGTAGTCATCGATTGGTCCTCTGTTGGTCTACCCATGCCTCGAATTCAAGATGCTTCGTCTCTCGGTCAAGCGCCTCTTTCACGTCCCGACGAGCTCGCTCGAGCGATTCATCGCCCCCGAGCACGGTGATCACCGACCCCAACCCATCGTGCACCGTCGCCAAGATCATCACGACCAACCGGAGTTCAGCACTCACGGGACGGGAGGAGTGGTCGGGCTTGCCCCCGCGGCGTAGGAGCCCTTGAAGCCACTCATGAGCGCGATGAATCCGCCGCAGAGGTTGACCGCGAAGGCACCGAAGATCCCAGCCGCCATCATGATCTGTTCTTCTCCCGTGCCGACCGAAACGATCAGGCCAACCAAGAGTGCCGCGACGAAGAGTATAAAACAGATGATCTTGCGGAAACCAAAGAGTGCGTTTTTCATTGCGTCACTTTCCCTTTCGGCCCGAAAAGGTCGGGCGCCGCCTTCTGGAGTGCTGCCTCTTTCGCCAGCACCCAGGCCGAGTAATCACCCTTGGTGTCGCGATCCGGTCCATCCGCCGTGCAGACGTCCGGATCTTGCCCAGCCCGAATCCGCGCGTAGACGGCTCCCTGGCCCGCGTTGTAGGCCGCAATCATGGCGCGCCGCGCTTCGTCGCCCTTGAGGGGCCGCGGCCGTCTCTCGTCGATCATGTATGCGTACTTCTCGACAAGGACATAGAGGGCCTCGCGAGCCATGAGCTTGAGCGCAGCTTCGTCTCCGTCGGCCGCCCTCGCCTGCTTGACGCGGTCGATCCGCGGAAGGTTCGAGCGGTCGTCGAGCTGCCAGAGCCCGAACCCGTGACCACCGTCACCAAGCCCGAATGGAGAACCCTTGGGTGCGTATCCGGGCGCGAACCCAAAGTGCGTCTCGCGGAACCCGATCGCCGCGAGCAGCCAGGGCGTGATCACCTTGCACCCGAGCGAATGCACCGCGCCCTTGATGACCGCCACGTAGGGCAGGAGCCGCGTGAGTTCCAGTGGGGTGACTGTGTCGCGGCCGTCGTCTGCCTTCACAGCGTGATCTCCTCAGTAGTCTCCGGGTGCTCGAGTACTGTCAGTCGCTTGTCATGGCTCGCTAGCTCGGCTTGCATGCTCGGAACGATCAACATCACCGACTCGTGCATCGCCGTGAACTGCGCAATGCTGTCCCGCGCGTGCCGAGATAGGTCACGCGCCGCAAACACCACCCTGGTTCCCCACCCGAGGCCGAGGAGCATGGCCACCACAATCGCCGCCTGGAGTAGGACGAGCATCGTTTCCGACAGATGAGCAATCATGGTGTTTTCCTCTTAGTGGCCGCTCCGCCGCGCATGAGCCATGCTTCTCTGATAGTCATGGCAAGGTCTTGCACAGCCGTTGTCTGCGCGTCGATCTTGTCGCCCACCTTGTCGAGCGCCTTCACCGTCCGATCCGTACCGTCCCGCCGCTCCTCTACCTCGGTCGTCTGCACGCGAGTCATTGCCTGCGAGTAGGCGTCGAACTGCCGATCGATGACGCGGTACCCGAGCCGAATGCAGATCTCCAGGATCGCGAGCATCGCAAGGAGGAGACCGACGCGCCGCTTGTCGTAGTCGCGCCGGCCGCCCTTCGCGAACAGCACGTCAAGGATCTTCCAGACGACGCCCTGGGACACCGGCCCCTCATCGGTCACGTGAGCACCTCCGGTCAGCGTCCCGCGCCCACTGCTGGATCGACTGAAGGTAAAGCCGGAGCGCCTCGAAGTCGGAGCCCGACAAGCACGCCATGAACTTCGCCGGGCAGCCCTGCGCGAGCCAGTCGATCACGGGCTCTGCGGGCCGAGGTGGCAACCTGGCAACCTCGCACCGCTGCGCCATTGGTGGAACAGGCTCGGCCGTGCGTGTCACCGTGGCTCGAGATGGATCGCGAGTGAGCGCCATGGGCGGACCAGCCGGCTCCACCCTCGCTCGCGAGGTCACACAAGAGCAGGCGAGGACCAGCAATAGAGCGAGCCGGATCATTCGTCACCATCCTGTGATACCCAATTGCGTCTTCACCGTGTTTGCAATTGAAGTGCACAAAACATCCGTCGGCGTATCGGTCGAAAACTTCGCCTCATAGATGATTTCTGTTGCCGCTGGATTGGTCCATCCGCTAGCACCCACCTGTGCTCTTTGGGTAGTAGCGGCGGTGATAGCCACGGACGCAACCGTCTGAATGGTTCCCAGATTCACCTTGAGGTATTGCGTCGTTCCGTTGCTGCCGGCACAGATCACATTCGGAACATCCATGACTAGTCCGGAAGAAGACACGTCGCTGTAAGAACTCCCTGCCGTCATCACTCGCAACAGCATTATCGAATTACTAGTACGTTGAATCATGTATCCTGCCGTGGAAGACATATTAGCTATGAGTCCCATAGCGGTTGATGCTGTTGTGGTCGGGGTGAACACAATCACCACGGTATATGGCACAGCGAAATCGAGGACATCAGAACCAGTTCCAAGATAGTAGTAGTTTGCGTTCGAGTACGGACCTGAGCCCGGCGGTATGCCGTCGCTGCGTGTAACTTGGGGTACTGTTCCCTGCATCGTCCATGTGTTTGGGAAGGCATCACGGATGGTTATACCATCCCAATACAGATGAGACACATCATTGCTAGATGCAGGTATCCCTAACTCGCTCGTACCAAAAACCGTCCAAGCAAAAGGTGTCGCCGCCGTGCAAGCAGCATTGACTGTGAAAGTGAAGAAACCCCCGCCGGGAATTGTCGTAAGGGGATATATGCAGGTTGCATCCGTACCCTGTAAGGAGGTCGTTATGATTGAATCCGGATATACGCGACTGTTCGTTATTGTTACGGCGGACGCCGAGGGAGCAACGGCCGCTCGACCGGCACCTTGGTTGCATGTGGCATCTCCAGGAGAAAACACGCTATTGCACGCCTGTGGGTAAACCGTACGCCCCCCCGATTGAACATATGTCGTATCTACAGCTAGATCGCCATAAGCTGAGTCGTCCCCTTTACGCACAGCCAACAAGGAACCCACGGGTTTGAGCGCCGGAATCGTCGCGACCTTCGCCCCAAAGGACAGTACCCCCGTCCCCGACAGGACCAACCGATCTATGATTGCGGTGGGCGGCGAATTGTTGGGCTCCGAAAAATAGAAGAAATCGTGTCCCGTCCCTGGGCCACCACCAGTGCCACCATTGTAGACTAGCATCGATGCGGCTGAAGATACCAAATCAGAACCAATCACTAGCATCGCCCCCGACGTAAGAGCCTCCAAGTGATGCCAATATGGCACATAATCTTCGGATAGATCGGGTATGAGACTCAGGAAGTCGTTGATGTACACGCCGACTGGGGTAACTTTGAACTCCGTATGAGGATGTGCCGATCCGGCCGTATACACTTTCAGCAACGATCCTGCGGCGTTCACGTTCGCTGCTGTATCGGTGATGTAGAGGCCAGAGCCCGACCAATAGCTACCTGATCCATCCCATGTGATCGAAACACCGTTCCCGTCACTTGCGTGAACATCAACAGTGGCTTGTGGTGTCGTCGTTCCGATCCCTAGGGCACCACCCACATAACTGATCGATGTCGAGTTGTAGGTAGGTACCATTCCGCTCGGAGTCACCGAACCACCATCGAGCCAAGTGACTGTGGGTGCGGTTACGACGGCCATGTATTGCTCACCTAACGTCGTCCGTCCAAAGATTCTATACTTTACACCTCCGGTGACTGCGCTCCAGTTGACATTGACGCCGGCCGGAGCTTGCGGGGCCGTGATGGTTAGGCATGTTTCCTGGGATGCGAACGTCTGGTAAGTACACGCTGTATCCCGACATGCGCTGACACGGTAGCAGTAAGATCCTGCCGTGAGCGTCCCCGTCCCCAGTGTGAATGCTGCATTGGTTGGCGTGTCGAGCGCCTGAATGGTGAGTCCACCGCCCGGGGTGGTTGTTACGCTGGGCGCCACGACCGGCCCCGTGAACGTGCCGCCGGAGCTCGGGACGCCGTCAGGCGGCCGGACCTGGGCGAACGCAAGGGCCGGGAGGAGGGCGAGAAAGAGTAGGTTTCTCATGGTAGCCTCAGATGGAGCTTGATTGACCAGACACAGTGCCCAGTATCCGGACCGTAACTTGCGTTCCAGCACTCACCGTCACGCCGTTGGCGGCCGGGAGAATGCGCCCTCGTGGCTGGAGCATCTCGAAGGTGTTGGCGCAACTCGTCTTCCCCGCGCAGCCCGCAAGGCTCCACGAAAACTTCACCGGATCGGCCAGATACCAGCCCGCCGTCGTGTCGCGAAACCAGAGATCGATCGTCCCGCCCCCGGAAAGCGTAGCTGTCCCGGGCGTCGTCACGGGCACAAGGACGACCGTGAACGCGATCATGCGCATCCCGTCGATACCCTCAGTCACTAGGGTCGGCGCAGCGCGGGTTAGGTTTTGCGCCTCGACCAGGTCCCGCTTTTGAAAAGCGTCAGGACAAAACCCCACCAAAAAGAGCGTTGCAATGGTTAGGACTGCTTTTCTCATGATAGACCTCCAGTGATACGTCTCGCAGATCGTTCGCTGCCCTTCGGAAAATTCAGCGTTGCAAAGTCCTTGAAAAGCGCACGAGCCTTGGCGTCGTAGACTCGCGCCGCCTCCTCGGCGATCCCGAAGCGGCCGAGGCGGTGTTGATGGCCATCAACCTTGATTACCGCCCGCCATTTCTGGGTGCATGTTTCCCAATGGACGCCCTTGTAGCCACTAGTGTTGTTGGACTGGAGTCGGCGGTTGCGGTTGTTCTCTTGGTGGGTGGCCGGTCTCAAATTCGATCTTCGGTTGTCGAGTCCGTTGCCATTTTTGTGGTCGATCTCGGACGGATGTGATTCTCCGGGATGGGCACGACGCCATACCGCAGTATGAAGGCGCTCCATTGTTTTCCGGCCGTCTAAAAGACGGACGTTCCGCTGCGCATACCACGTCTGTCCGAGCAACCGCGTCTGCCAGTTTGACGATGCCAATCCAGCATCAACGTCGTCGATGATGGCAACCTTGCCCTGTGTCAGCGGAATCAAAAACACGTCCGTCTCCTATGACATCCGCCGTTCGGCGGCAGTGAGTGATCGATCTCCCAAACTGAGCTTGATCGCGCGTGGCCTCGGGTTGACCTCCGACTGCGGCTGCGCCTGGTACGCCTTCTGAACGCTCTGCATGAGCCGGCGATCAACATCGGTGCCTCCCAGCAAGAGTACGAGCGAGCGTCGAGCCGAGTAGGAAAGTTTCGGATTCGGTCCCAGACTGGCCACCCGATCGATCAGCGATTGCTGGATCTTCTGGTAGAGCTCGGGATGGACGACCTTCACGGCCTGTACTGCCTTGGCGTTGAGCCTGCCCCGCTTCGCGTCGGAGAGAATCGTCATCGGCTTCGACACGGCCCGCCACTGCGCCGCGAAGTCCACGCGCTCTTGGACCGTCGTCTTGCGCTTCGGACCGAACGGATTGATGCCTTGTGGCCGCGCCTGCTGGGAGAGGTACTGCACCGCCCGGCTCATGGTGCCCTGCATAGCTGAAGAGGTCATCGGAGCATCGGATTGCATGTCCTGGGTCGCGCGTGCCGCCTGCGCAATCATGCCCTCGGGATTGCTCGCGAGTGCTGTGATGCGCTCGACGCGCCGCTCGTGCTGGCGCTCGGATGGCACCTTCCAAGTGCTCGACGCGGCGCCGCGGACCATGAGCCGTCGCGCGCTCTCGGCGGTACCCTGCACGGCCCGCGTCCCCTGGAGGCGGACGAGCGCCCTCGCCGCGCCGTCGATCCGGGCCGTGACCTTCTTCCCCGCCTTCTCCAGCACGACTAGGGAATGGACCGCCGTGGGAACCTCTACCCTTGCCCCGAAGGCCATCTTGCCGATCGCGAGCGCCGCCTTGCCCTCCTCGGTCGAGGCAATGGCCTTCAGGCCCGCCAATCCAGCGGCAATCGGGGCTACACCTGGAATGCCGAGCCGGCTGGCTCCATACGCGATCATCCCGAGCCCGGTGATGTCTCGGCCGAGTCCGCCCGTGGGCGTAGCGACCGTCACCTCGCCCGCCTGACTGACGGGAGCTGCGCCGTACGACCCGTAGATCATCCGCTTGTCGGTGCCCTGCCGGAGCTGCGTGATCGCCGTGACATCTTCCGCCTGCTTGGTCAGCTCCTCATGCTTGGCGAGGAGGTCCAGAAAGTCGCTCTTGTTGACCGCTTTGACTGTTAGGTCATGTTGTGAATCGTCAATCGCATTGACCAGATTGCGCGATGCGTCGCGGAAGTCTTGGAGTATCTCGCTCCTGATCGCGCCCCGCTTGTCGTTTGTCTGGTTTAGGAAGGTGTTGACCTTCGTGACGTTCGGTTGAAGCTCCACTCCGCCCCTCACCTCGACGCGCTCAAGCAGACCATGCTTGCCCTTCATCCGCTTCAGCACGGAGGCATAGTCGGCCTGCGCCTGATCGAGTGCGGATTGCCGAGCGGCCTGCTGGCCCCACACTTGCGGATCTCGAAGGTACTCGTTCAGATCGCGACGTAGTCCTCTCAGTTCCTTGACCGAGTTACGCTCGGTAAACGTGAGATCATCGAGTTTCTTGTAGGGAATCATGTCGTCAATCTGCTGACGAGCGCCCCGAAGCCGCTGGTACAAATCGGCCGCACCAGTGGGCTTAGTGAACGGTACGTGCGTCATGTCCCGCGCAATGCCTTCTTGCAGAAGCTCGAGTTGTCGGGCGTGCCCCTGACTGAACATGTCGACTTCGGATCGCATCTTAGCGACCGAGTCCCCGATCTTTTGTTGCCACCCCTGAAGGCCGGCCTGTTGCTCTACTGTCTGTGCCCCGGGCAAGAGCTTCTCGATCTCGACGGGCCGGACAGACCGATTGAACTCCTTGTTGACCGCCTCGATTGTCTTAATCTGCGTTCCTAGGTTGTCCGCGAAGTCGGAGAAGATCTTGTTCCGGAGCTCGGGATCTCGGATCACCTTGTCCCAGTTAGTGAGCAGTCGATCCGCAGTCTCGACACTTCCGACGCTTTGCAGCTTCGCACTTATCCCAGGGTCAACAGCCTCCATCTCGGCAAGCCGTGCCCGGTTTGCCAACATCCAATCGGTCATCTCCCCGGGGGCCTGCTCCCGAATGACTGCCTCGGCTTTGCCGGCGATCTTGCCCGCGCCCCACTCCAACCCCTGCCGCGCCTTGGTCAGGGCGACCTTCAGGCCCTGACCGCCAGCCGAGAGGCCGAATCCCGCTCCGAATCCCAGCGCTGCGCCAAGCCCCACGTTCTGCATGAGGGCCGAGGCCGAAAAGCCGGGATCTCCCAGGGCCTCCTCATGGATGGATTGCCCGAGCCCGTAGAGCGC